TTCAAATCCCCCCGACCGCACCATTTTATCTCTCCAAACCCCTATTTTAGGCACTTCCAAAACAAATCAAAAAAAAGTCAAAAACCCTTACGTAGGCAATATCTAGGAATAAACCGAAATATTTGTATTGAAATTATTTAAATGCCCTTGAATATAACTCACATAAACGTCATAAATCATTTTTGTACTAGAATGACCCAAATACTGCGATAGTTCAACAGGTGTGCATAATTGACGGTAAAGCATATTCGTAGCGAATGTGTGACGCATATTGTAAGGTCTACGGTATGGAATATCAAGAGACTTTAGAAGAGGCTTCCACCAATAATTGCAGAAAATGTGCGTGTCATGATATGGCAGACCATACTGTGTAGTCATCATATAATTGTCATTTTCTTTCTCAAACATTTTTAAGATATAAGGATACAGAGTATCTATAATTGGAAGATCGCGCGAAGAACCAAACGTTTTTGGTTTTACATCACCAAACCTAGAGATCGTAGAGCGTATATGAATGATTTTATTTTCAAGATCAACCTCACTTCTTTTTAGAGCTAAAATCTCACCTGTACGCATGCCTGTAAAAAGACCCATTGCAAGGAAGTAAACAAAGTTAAAATTAAAGTCCTGTGCACCTTCGATGATACGTTTAACATCATCGGAACTAAAAGGATTTATTCTGGGTGCATGGTATTGCGGAAGCTTTACATGTATCATGGGATTCTTTTCGATAACTTCGTCCTGCAATGCGACGTCTAGAATACCCTTTAAAACGCTTAAGTAGTTTCTTTTCGACTTATTCCCTACACCTGTTATTTTTTTATACCAAAGCTTAATATCAGAGGCATGAATGTCTTTAATGTTCATGTTTTGGAATTCATCAAAACGATTGTTTAGAATACGTTTGTTTTTATAGAGATAGGATGGTTTCCACTCATCTTCGTTAAGTTGAATATAAAGGTCTGCGTATTTTTGGAAAGTCATTTTATATACCTATTTACAATCATAAATATTAAATGAAACAGGATAAGATGGATTAGAAGAAGAAAGAAAATAATAATGTCGACCACCATCTGCCGTATAGAAACTATTATTAATTAAAAAAGAAGATAAGCAAACAATAGTTTCATTATTTTCAAAACGTTTAAGAGCACTACGAGAATCCTCACCAATATCATTTAAAATCAAAATAAAAGAAATAAAAAATGAACAAAGTAAACCAATAAAAATTTGCATTTTAAGCTCCTATTTATTTTTTTACTGCAATTACAGAATATGTTTTATTTTTCCAAATAGAACCAACATTTTGAGAACCATCACCTCTAGTAAAATTCCAACCAACTTGACGACAACATATAGAACAAATGTCAACATAACCGTTAGGGGCAATATGTCTTACAATCCATTCAGAACAATCATGACGCTTTTTCATTTTATGCTCCAAAATCATAGATTGTTGATTGACGATTATGTTCTATGACCGTTTCAGGTATAGGAGTTAAGATCAAAAGTTTTTAGGAAGTTTTTCGATTTTTGTTATTTGCTATTCTTTTTTCTTCAGAGAGAGCAATCAAATTATTAAAGTGATCGTCAACCTTTTTGGGGTTAGCTTCGAGATAATATTTGAATTTAGAAAGTTGATCAGAATAAGGATTGATATTTGTCTTAACTAGATCAGTAGAAAAATCATTAAGAGACTGAACTTGACCGTTAATAAGTCCTCGTTTAACACATTCGTTTTTAACTAAACCAAAGTGTTGAAGATTGTAAGTTTCAGGATTGAGTTTATAGTAATACGAAAGTAATTCGTATGATTTAAGATCAGAAACAGGAAGAACAGGGGGATTCAAAAGATTGCCTAAAACGTCGTAAATTTCAACAGAAAGGTTTTTTTGATGAACCTTTAAACACGGTTTATCTTCACGTAACCAATCTTTACGGATGAATGACCTACGGTGCATATACAAATCGCCATAATCATTTGAAATTTGTAAGATTTTACCATCATCATTCAATAAAACTTCTAAGCGACCATTATTATACATAGTAGTCATTTTGTGAAGATTGTATTGACCTTTTAAACAACGATACACGTCAAGCGATATGAAGGTACGAGACATAGTAACTCTTGGTATTTTATGATGAATATACCAAAGTGTAAGATCGCTCAGATCATTAAGATCACCTTTGCTTTTGCGAAGATCGTCAAGCGTTTTAAAAATATATTTCATGATGTAGGCAGTCGGATTATCAATCGCAACCCTACAATAGGATTTTTCATCTACAAAACGATGTTCAATAGCTTTAACACAATTATCCACATATTCAGCAGGGACAAAACACATGAAATTGAGATGGCATGTACCGTCTTTATGAGGCTCACGTGTCGTAACATAGCAACGATCATCTTTTGGTAATAGCACGAAATACTTTTGAGTTTAAAATTGAGCGTACAGCATTACCAAGAATTTTGCTACCAGCGACAACAGAATGTGCGTCATCATTGATGTAATTATCGTTTCTAACTAGCCTTATTTTGTCATTTTTTAACGTTATTTGACGTTTAAAATGGTATTCAGGGGGAAGGGAAAGAACGGCAAAAAATGCACTTTAAACCTTTGTCATTCGCATATTCATTCAAAGACCAAACTCGATGATTTAATTCAGCGATGTAACGATTTGAATTATGCCAAGCATTTTGAAAAAAGTCTGCATAAGGAATTTTTGCAACACCAGTGTCGATAAAATTCTCATAGAGATAATCTTGTTGTTTTTGCAATTTTGCCAAAACCGTTTTACGATCTTCTTTTGTTAATCCGTACATTTTAGAGTTCCTTTTCTATCTTATATTGGTACACATTTATTTTATAAGTAGCCAAGAGGCAACTTCGTCGCTCATTCCCCCGCTTGCGCGGGTGCCCCCTTTGGCTCCTCTGTTGCGTTTGAAAGAGAGATGAAAACAGAGAAAGTAAAGTCATTAATTGTTTCTGTTTTATGGCGTGTTAGAGACCCTAGAAGGGGTATATTTTCAATGATCGGGATATTAGACTCAGTCTGACTCCTATCAAATGAATTTATGCCAGCTAGAAGGAAACTATTGTGATTATCTAGGTAAACATGTGTTTGAACATGTTTTGAATTAATTGTGGGTGTTTCACTTTCATTTGCAAGGCTCTCAATGTAAAAGATCAAGAGCAAAGGTTATACGTTCATCAAAAATAACGACATTTGTAACATTCAGTTTTAACCCTACTTTTTTATAACTTTTGGTGGTTGTAGTAACTGTCTGTGCATTGGTTGTTGATGTAGTGCCAGTAGAAACGGGAACTTCTTTTATACTCTCTAAAACTGCATCTTTGCCGTCAAGAAGAGTCACAACAGGATTGTAAATAATATCGCTTACACCTTGCGAACTCATCGCGTTAATAAAAGAGGTAAATTTAACGGGGTCTTTTACTGTAGTTTTAAGCGATACTGTAGAAGTTACGAGTTTTATATAAGCGTCGTCGAATTGTTTAAATATTTCAAAATCTGTTCCAACATCTTTTAATTTTGAATTGTTTGTTGCAATAACGACAAAAGTAAGTTGCCGAAGTTGATAAGAAGCGTCAAGGCTATTGAGCATGGAGCGAATAGCGTCAATTTGAGAGGGTAAACAACGTACCAAAACGCGATCTTTAAAAACAGAGACCCCAACACCTTGAAAGATAGATAAAGCCTTTGTGACATCGTTATTTGCAAGATAACGAAACTTAACAACGTAATAATCTTCTTTTTCTGTAACGTTGTTGTCAGATGGAGGAGTTAACGCTATATCAGGCTTTTTTTTGAAGATAATAATTGACTGAGCCGTTTCTTTAAAATCAAGATCATTGACCTGTAAAACATCAAGAAGAACGCTAAAGACATTCTCTTTTTTTGTGTAATCAAAGGTAGGGAAGAAAACGTTAAAATTAGTATTTACCTCCCCACTGATAACAATATTTTTACCCGAAACAGAAGAAAGTTCACGCACAAAATCAGGGAAAGAGATATTTTTATAGTCAGCTGAAAAGAGACTACTTAACAGGACTATCATTAGCAATATTTGCTTCATTGCTTCGCTCCTTAAATGGTAATAAAAATTCATTAATTGCAGGATTACAACGTAAATAATAATGAGCAAAATTTGCGCTCAATGTTTCATATAAAACAATCTCACACTTATAAATATTGACAATTTTGAGCATGTTTTTTTCACCTAAAACGATGGAGTAATTTTCAAAACGACACCCAGTCGAATAACAAAAAGCTCTTAAAAAAACACCTTCCGTTAAAAAAGGTTTTTCTTGTTGTATAGGTAAAGATTGAGTGTTTTGTTTTGAAATATTTTGGTCATTAGAATAGTTTAGATCAAAACTTTTGGAAATTTCATTTTTAGAATTTTGAGGAACATCTTTGGAAACTTTAGGAGCACCAAAGAAGAAAAAGTAAAAGTAAAGAGCAGGGATTAAAAAGAAAAGAGGCATAAGTTTTTTTAAAACGAAACTTTTATAAAGAACAGTTGAACCGCTATTATAAAAATTGTAAATATCTTTATTTAAAGTTAAGCTAACGTCCTCAATAAAATTGTCTTTACAGACTTCAGAAGTCGAATAGACTTTGTAAGAAAAAATCTTTGAATTTAAACGCTTAGCAGAAGATTTGGTAACTAAAAAAATATCACACTGATCAAAATAAGTTCTATTAATTTGCCTTTTTGATTGTAGGATAAAAAATACATCTATGCCCCAATGACCATGATAAGAAAGAAAACGATTTTTATGATCTTCCAGCGTTTTTGTGAAAGTACCATAAGCCTCATCGATAATAATTAAACAATGGTGATAATCAGCATAAACGCCGTTTTCAATCGCCCATTTGTCATAGTCATTACCGTAATCGATTAAACCCTGTTCTGCTTGTGTATATATGCCAAATTCCTGTTGCATAGCATTATCAAAGTCAGCTTTGTTATAACGCTTAACAAAACCATCAAAAGAGTCAAAAAGAAAACCATTAATATTGGTATAAATAAAACGATAAGGAGAAACACCTTTTTTATGTTTTTTAAATTCCTCAACGATTAAATGTACAAGTTTGTAAGTTTTACCGGAACGAGGACGCCCGACGATAGCAGAAAACATGGTGACTGGCTNTCTTTTAATTTAACGTGTCATCAAGAGTAAAAGATCATTGATGATTTTTACGATGTTGCCCGTAATGGCTTTATAGAGCTTATAAAGCTGAATAACAAAGTAAACAGACAAAAGACCTATAAAAAGATCACCAGCGGTAATAAACGCGTCAGCAAGTCCACTTTCATGCAAAAAAGCGAAAGAAGAACTAACGATTTGAGAATTTGAAATACCGCCCCACGTTCCCCCTATGGAAGGCATAGAAGTAACTTGTGTAAATAAATCTTTAAAAGCGTTCCAAATACGCAAAATGTAAGAGGTAATAAAAGCAGCCGCCGCAATTAAAAAAGCAATGTAAAGAGCAACAACAGACTTTATAAGTACGTTAACAGATACGAAAATGCCAAATTTTTTGACAATAATTTCGATTAAACTAACCGCACCAGCCGCAATAAAATTAATCAACCATTGCATGTAATCCCCCTAAGCGTTTGGCGTGGTATTAAAAAGATGTTTAATAGCAAACATAATGACACCCCAAGAAAATAACAAAGTGAAAAAAACCGTTAAAAACGGTTTTCGCGGAGCTACAAACATACAAGGGTCAATGGTATAGGTTTTTATAGGTCCACCTGTACGATTTGCACCCGAAATAGTAAAAGGGCAAGTACCGTTAGGAATATTTACAGTTGGCTTATCAGTTAATTGATTTTTAGCGTCATCAAAAGCTTGAAAAAGATTTTTAAGATCAGAAAAAAGACCGTTAGTAAAATCAAAAAGTGTGTCAAGAGAGACGCTGTAATTTGTAAATGCTTGTGTTAATTTTGTAAGAGAAACGACAGCTTCGGCAGTTTTTGGTGACGTGTATTCCCACTCTTTTTGCTTTTGTAATTGAATTTCATCTAATTTATTTTTGATTTGATCTAATCTTTGGATAATAGGAGAAAGATTAATAGCTGTTTCAGTTCTGTCTGTTTCGACAGATTGCGAACCAGCATTTGAACTTGTTGAGATTGAACCGTCATCATTAACCTGTGTAATATTAGAAGGTTTATTGACTGTATTTGTAACGGTTCCAGTCGCGTCCGTTGTTGTAGTGTAAGCGCCGTTAAAAGTTTTTGTACCATTGGCAGTATTAACGATGTACGAATAACCAACTTCATTTACAGTAGCACCCGTTGACTGCTTTATTTGATTGACAGTAAAATCCGCTACCGTTGCGTCAGGATAAGTGACCTTACCTTTATTAAACAGTAGCAACAGAACCATCAACATTTTGTCTTTTTCTAGATTGCTTGACAACAGCAACAGGATAGCTTTGTAACTTCCGTTTTGTTTTAGTATATTGGCTGAGATCGATTTTTGTTTGTCAACAGTAGCGCCAACAGGCGCAGAAGTTGCAGGCGCAAGATCAGGGATTGTGCCCTTAGAAGCCATATTAGCCGAACCCAACATATTGTCACCAAACTTTGTTACATCATCGCCCTTATAAAAATTATCGCCAATTTTAGAAGTAACAGCAGGGTCAACACCAAGATCATTGACAGGAGCTGAAGGGACTTCAGAAGTATCCGTTATATAGCCATTATCTTTCAAAAATTTATTATAAGCCGCAGTGGTTTCAGCATCGGTGACGGCATTTTTTGGATTAAAACCAATATTACCGGTAACACCTTCAGAAGTCATGCCTAAATCTTCAACAACAGGTTCATATTTTGTTAAAGGAAAATCACCTTGTTTATTTTTGTATTCTAATAAAAGCTGTTTTTCGGAAACTGCTTTATTAGCTAAAGAAGCAGGAAAAGGTTTAACAGCACCAAGGATAAAACCACTCATTAAAAATGTAGAGTCAAGTCTAAAAACGTCGCTTTTAATCCATTGCTCATTTACACAACCCTCACCATGTTCTAAAATATACATAGTGTAATAATCCTGTACACTCTCACCCATCATCGATTTTTTATAATAAGTACCACCTTGTGAAGCACAATCAGGTTCACTAAGATCAGTACGTGGCAAACATGTATAATAAGTTGTTTTAAAAAGACCCGTAATATCAGTCGCTTGATCTGTCCAAAAGTATTTCATTTGGGAAGGGCAATCAACTAAAGGTCTACACTCATCTTTTGTGGCGGTGCCATCTTCGTTTTGAATATTTTTTGAAAAATAACCAGGATTACAATCACATTGTTGTGTCGTTTGATTTAATGTTCCATTTGTACCACATGTAGGAATAACGCACTCACCATTAACGATTATACTAGGAGATTGACACGTTCCTGTATCTTTAACATAATTTTGAGTAACATGATCACCAACAGAACGACCAAAAAAAGGAATAGAAGTACAATAATTAATAATTAAAAGAAGACTAGTAGAAGAAAAATTCATAATCTGATAAGAATAGCCATTCAAAGGAGTAGGAATACCTAAGTCAACACCTGTAACAAAATTATAAGAATTACCAGACTTCACATAAGTAACACCACCATATGTATAATATGTTGGTGAAACAATATCAGAAAAAGAAGTCGTTACCATTATTATTAAAGCTAGGAATATTTTTTTCATTTTGAAGTCCAAAACATAGGAACGCAAAGAGCTTTTTTAAAGTTTTCGACATTTATTACGATCAAAACCAAATCCCCTAGAGATGATTTCTCCGTAGCACGTCCGACTTGCGTGAACCCGACGTGAAAAAACCTTAAACGGTCGTTTTTCACATCGTGTGCCCGTCTGCGTCTCTTCTCAGGTTGAAACTTCTTTTTTTCGTTAAAGTTTTCTCTTTTAAAGAGCGAAGAGCAAAGAGAGGGGCAAGTAAGGAAAGATTGCATGTCAATCCTTTGTTAGTGTAAGGGCAGAAATATAGATAAACAATGGAACGAAAAAGACGGCGTATTGCGCTAAAAAGAAATTGAACGTTTCGTTGGATAAAACTACTACTTCCATTTTATTTCCTTGACGCCACTAAGATAAGACCAAGTAAAAAGGTAAATCCAACAAGGTTACCCGTAAGACCCATTAAAAAACTGTATTGGTTTGGAGTAAGATTTAACGAAGCGCTTGTTGCGTTTACATCTTCAGCAAGAAGAGAAAAAGGAATTAAAAATAAAAGATATTTCAACATGACTGACACCTTAAAAGGGGCGAAAGCCCCTTGATTTAACGAACAAAACCTTTGGAACGTTTCGCAACCATGAAAACGATACAAACGACCAAAACACCTGCAAAAACGTAGTCAAACAGAGCAAAATCCGCTTTTAACTCAGTTGTAGGAACAACAGGAGAGTCACCCGCCATCAAATTACCAGCGGCTACCGCACCCGCAACAACTAAACCTTTACCCGCTGTAACAACAGATTGACCCGCACTAACTGCTTTAGCAGTTAATTTTTTCCACGACATAAGAACTCCTTACATGAGATGTATTAGAGCCAAAGCTCAAAAGAAGACTGGAATTCTTTTCAACTTTGATCTAAGAAACCCCCTTTTTAAAGGAAAAGGGTAAAACCTGTAAATGCTATTTAGAAGCTGGAGGCTGTAAAAGTGGGTCTTTATCGAATGTGAAAAACTGCATTTTTTCATCAGGGAAAAGATAGTTACCGTTTGACGTTGTAATAAAAACGTGAGGAACAGCAATAAATTTGCCTTTAAGTGGGTCAAATTTTAGTTTCATTTCCACAGGATAAGACAGTGTCTCAGTGCTTTTAACGAGGTAACCTTCGTTATCTTTTGAACTGAATGTGATCGTAACGTCGATCAAAGGTTTCATTTCACCTGATTTTTTATCTTTACGCTCAACTGGGCGAACCTCTTCGAGTAAACCGATTAGATATACGTGCATGACAAGCTCCTTTAAGGAAGATTTTTTGACTGGTTGGAATAGATCAGGGGCGGAGCCAGTCAACCACCCCATGACAAGAATTTCCCTCGCTAACGCAGAAACTCTTTCAGAGCCTTTACATGTAAAAGCTTTGAAAAAGTATTTTTTTATTAAAAAAAATAGAAATGCTATAATGCAACTTAAATATTTTAATGAAAAAGAACACATACTTAAAATACATAAGGAACTATACTAAAATATATTAAGTATGTCAAGAGGAATAAATGAATAATAAAGAATTTGCAGAATATTTAGGAATATCAGAGCCAACCATATATTCATGGAAAAAAAACAAAAAAAATTTATATGAAATAGTAATGCAATGGAAGAATGGAAGCTTAAATAAACTTAGTATAGAAGAAGAAAAAATCCTAAAGATATTTAAGTCGTTAAATGAAAAACAACAAAAATATTATCTATTAAAAATGGAAAGTGATGTTATTCAAAATGAAATGAACGAGGAGAATTACAAAAAATGAACTACTTAGAAAATAATCAAAACAAAAATGGTGTACCAAGATATGTATGGATTGCTATAACAGCACTTATAGGATATATAATAATCGGAAGTTTTTTAGACAAAATAGAAGAAAGAAGATTAACCCTAAAAATGGAAGCTCTAGGAGACAATTTAAATAGAGAACTAGGAAAAAGTTTTGAAATAATGAATAAAAGCTTTGAAAAAAGTATGAACATGTTTCAAGATAAACCTAAAATAACAATACCATATCCAACACAACAAGAAACTACAAAAAAAGCTCCTGTTACAATTATTGAAGAACCTATAAAAACAGAAACAAAGACTTTACAAAAAGAAGAGGTAAAAACACCAACAAAAAACCCAAATATCAAGATCGAGATGCACTAAAAAAGTATGTACCTTTTATTCAAATCCCCCCGACCGCACCATTTTATCTC